TCCTCACGCGGCGCGGTGCGCGGCGCAGTTACGCCTTCGTAACTGTTCACCGCAACATCCTGCCGCAGATCACTCGCCAACTGAGTGATCGTTATGTTAATATTCATATCGATTCCTCCAGTATTAGGATAAGGCACGGGGATGGACACTGATCCTGCATCAGAGTCAAAACTGACAGCAACAGCTGAAGTGTAAGTGTACAAATCAGTTTCACCGTCTGAAATCTTGACAATTGATATTTGACCAGCGCCTTCGGCTCGCACATTAACCTGCTCCTGCAACTGATTTGCGAAGTATTTGTAGACAGCACACCCTGGTGTGAATGATGCTGCCAAATTTGTTGGCTGGGCCCCAAATGCTTCAAAGTTACTGGAGGAAGATAGAACCATGTTAATCAAGTAATTACCGCGCAATTTACATGATGTGTTTTTAATTTGTAGTGCGTTGGTAGTGCCACTTCCCGTGTTTACGTACACGGGCGGGCGCCAGCCATTCGACACCTTAGTTCCCGAAATGGTGACAGCTCCATCGCTGCCCACACCACCCCAGGAATGCGCGGAATAAAGGGCCGAAGAGCTGGCTTCAAGCACTGGTCTCGACAATCTTAAGTGGTAAGTCACCCACAGTTCACCAATCGTCGAATCATCTGTTTGTTGTCCTTCAGTGGCAATGGTGAAATTGCCATGAACCGACAGGCGGGCGTCGCCTTTCGCGTCGGTATAGTCCACGATTCCTGGGACGACGTAACGTTCATTTAACACGTTGCGTCTAGGATCACATTCTATAGGATGTAGGAAAGTCTCAAACGGAACAGCAGCCGAAGAAAATTCAGCCGCCTCCATTTGGCGCTTTGTGGTAAAGTTGTTATCATAGCAATCATAGTCAGTTGCCATAACAACCACGCCCATACCTGAGCTTGTAGTACCCACAGCGGTTGCTGATGTACTACGGTACTCAAAGAGAAGTCCTAGCAGTTCATACTCCTCATACAAAGACGCAATTCGACTCATCCACGGGAACATTTTGGGGTTACCAGGGTTAATAGGCAAGGTTGTGGCCTTGAAATCAACGCTAGATTTAACGTCCATCACATACTCGCGGTGAGCGAAGACAATGTCGCTTCCCTTCTTATCACTACCAAAGGAAGGAGGGGATGCAACATACGGTTGCTGCTCAACCGATTTATTGCGCCAACCCGGGTGCATCGCCATGAGGGAGTTCTTCCTCACATCGTAGCGCCCGAAACCGAATGCCCGCGCCAGCCATGAGCCTGCATCGCCTAGAGCTGACGATGCCGCACTCACAAGAGGAGCCGGTATCAATTTCCCAATCCCCGGAATCATCGGTATCGCATTGCCGATTGCTTCTCCAGCTGCTCGTGCAATACGATTGACTCTCCCTGGTTGGTTGGTTGGTGGTGTTGGTTTGGTGGTCGCCGCAAGTTTGTACGTGCCCCTTCCGGAAACACGCTGGTTCTTCTGCGTTTTCTTCGCTTTGGTCATATTGGTATTTTAAATTGGCTTCGCGTTGCAATTGCGCCAGTTTATGCGGACGCGACTCCGCGACTCCCGAATATAACTGCCACGCCTGTTTAGCTGTGAACCAATTTGCAAAAGCACTGCTGGGCAACAAGCCCTTGGGCATAACTTCTGACGACAACAATTCCTTGCGATGAAAACGCAACAACCAATGCCGGTACATGTCAATCTCAGCACGGAAACTCGTGAAGAAACCCTCAACATATAGGGCATTTGCGCGGTACAACGACCATCGTGGATCCGCGTACCCACTACCGTACAACAAAGATGCACGCAATTTTTCAACTTCCGGTACGGGCACGTACCTTCCATTGACCAACTTGAACCCTTGACTAAGAAACTTCACATCAGTTATTCCACGCCAGCCCCACTCATCATCCTCAGATGTCACCACATAGTTAACATCCAGCATGTGCGTCGCAAACTCGCGCAAATTAAACCACTGTGCCGCATCCTCAGACACACTTCCGGTATTGTCG